GCTGAATCATCTACAGTTGTAGTTGCAGCAAAGTTTTTATCTACATATAAGTCTAGGCCAAGCACGTTACCGCGAATTGAGCCAGGCTGTGTTAGCCCGCCCGCGTTCATTGGTTGAGAGCTTGAATAGATAGGGCGCCCTGTGGAATCCACAGCGCCAAGAAGTAATTGCCATTGTGAACCATTAGCAATGTAGTTATTAGCAAAGTAGCCAGTAGCCTCGTAAACAAGACGTGCAGCTTCAGATGTATAACCAATAATACCTGCAGATGTTGCAGCTTGTGCAGTTGTTGCAACAGTACCGGCTGTAATAAGAGCGGCATTAACTGTAGTGTCAATAGTCTTTAAGTAAGCATTTTGTAGCTGGTTAGTTAACTCGCTAAAGAAGTTACCATCACCATATCCGCGCTCTAAAAGCTCAATGCTGATTGTATTCATTCCTGAGTACTTAGATACCGTTCCAGATAAATATTCGGTAACCATCCCAGTATTTTGTACTGCTCCGGCTTCGGCCTCAACGGTTACAACAGGTGCAACACCTGACTGGCCGCCTGCACTTGTAACAAGAGATGGGACATTTATAGTCATACCATTAGCTGGCAAAACTCCACGTGAACACGCATCAATAGATGGTGTCCCAAAACGTGTGTTAGTTGGAAACTCTGAAAGGTATTGAGTTGGGTTAAAACCAGGATTTGTAGAAAAAGAATCATCGGCGGCTGTTACATACAGCTTTGAGTCATCATTTCCTAGTGCAGCTTTAATTTTATGCTCTGTGTAAGAGCCCATATTGATAATAGGTGTGCGTACACGCTGTGAATTAAGCGCGCTTGGTAGGATGATTTTACGAGCTGCCTCTACTACAGGTGCAGCCTGCTCTGTGGCATCTACTGCCTCAGGTGCGGTTTGGTCGGGAGCTGTAGTCACAGCGGCCTCGCTTTCGGTTTCGGTTTCGGTTTCGGTTGTTGTTGTATTTATTACTGTGTTAGTTGTTGTAACTTTTGTACTTTGTGACATAGCAGCATCTACAGGCATATCGCCTGCAGCTGCAGCAATTTTTTGCACCGCAGCGCTTGGAAATGCAGCGCTCTCTACAAGTGACACCTCGCGTAAGGTGGCAGCGGTGACCAGGAGGTAATCCTTTTGGGGCTTTGACGCTGTAACTTCAACGCCAACGGATAAGCCATCCATAAGTTGTTCCTGGGCTAGCAAAATTGCATCGCTGCCCCGTGATGAGGCACTTACCTTAAAACTTGCATACAAGCCATCGGCAGCTGAGGTAATACTCTGCATACGTCCAACAGGCTTAGAGCTATCGTGTGACATTAAAAGTTTTACTTTACTTGGCTCAGCTGCGCTAATTGAGTTAGGTGCAAAAACAACCTTACCCGCGCTAGTAAATCCAACCTCGCCATAAGGTGCGATTTTACCTGAGATGGTGCGGCGGTCACCGCTATCTACAGCCTCAATATTTCCACTAAAGGTTAATATCATTAGTGCCGTTCCCTTCATTAAGGCCCATTGGGCTTAGTTGTTCCATACTTTGAGCTTGTTGTAAATCTATTAAACCTAGATTTAGCATTTTTTCGATTGCATCTAAACGCGCTGCAGTATCGGCACGTAAGAAAGTTTCATCTAAAGCAAACTTTACTATGTTGCCGTGTGCAGTAATATCATCCATAGATAAACGATTTTCAATAGCGCTTATAAATGGCTGTAAAGAATATGCGACAAACTCTTTACGGCCATCTAAAATATTTTGGTAAGTCATCGAGTTATTCATATCTGCACTTATGTAATATGCAGGCACGTTCATTAAACGTGCTATTTGTGTTGCTAAATATTGGCTAGCTTCGTTGTACATCATATCTTTAGGGCTAAAGCCAATATTTTGTACGTCTAAAGTGCTAGTGAGGTAGGCCGTTGACCTGCTAGCTCTAGCGGCCTTCCAAGCTGCAAGTAAACCGCTAATTTGTGCCTCAGGTAAATCTGCACCGCTATTTTTAATTACAGTAGTAGCCATTGGTGTTGCAGCTGCAACGCTTGCGGCTTTTTCAATATCTAAAGCGGCTTGAATAGTACGGCCACCTGTTTCTAAAACTCCAGGTAACAAAGATTGAAAAGTAACAAGGCTACCTATACCATCCATAGGAGCGCGCACACCATTAACGCTGTAATATTGTACGTTTTCGCCTGTCTCATCTGTTGTAACTGTTACGCGAGTATTTGCTACCCACTCAAAAGAGGCTGGGCGATTATCTGAAAAATATAAAGATGTAACACGCCAGTAAGCCACGGAATAAAATAACAAGCTATCCACGGTCATAGCTATCATTACGCTACGTGGCATACGAGCATCGGGTTGCTCTAACCATAATGGAGACTCTAATTTTTTACCCGTAGATTTTTTGTATAACTCTAAATCTATACTTGATACAACGCCTGCAATTAAATTACGGCAACGTGCAACAGCTGGCACTTGTAACGCTGTGTATCTATCCATAAATGGAGCGCCGGTACCTGACCCATAAAGTCCACCAAAACTATAAACGCCTGAACCATAACCCTGTGATAATACGGCAGGGGCCATTTGTGCAGTAATATCTTTTTTAGATATGCCTAGAGTCTGCAGTATTCCCATAGGGCGAATTGTAGGTTATCCACAGGCAAAACGTTTACTTAACTTTCGGCGTGTCTAGATGTACACCTTAGGCTGCGATATTGGCTTATCTAGGTGCAACGCCAGCATACACATACCGATTACGGATGCCACAGAGCCGCTAGATTTTTTGCGCACTACTCTCCAGGCTGAATCGTTGCTTTTAGCTGCTACGGAGTCCATAGCTGTGTTAAGGGCCGGCTGGTCACCGTGAACCACTCGCCGGTTATCTATTGCATCTTTGAAAACAGAGCAGGCATTATAAAACTGGGTACCGCTGCAGTCCTCGACTTTAACGCCGGCATTATGGAGCCTGTCGGCAATATGCTGGCCTGTAAACTTGTCAAAGAGGACAAGCTTAGGTAGCCAATCATCGCAATACTGTTTTATATCAGCTGCTATCTTTAATTGGTCAATAGCTCGGTCAGATTCCCACGTCTTAACAAGGCTAAGACCGATACGGCCATCGGGCAATACAGCTCCAGCTACAAGTGAGGCGTGGCGCCCTGCGTGTGGCTCAATATCAAAAGCAAACATTGTGTACATACCTGGCGCCATAACGAGAGAAGTATCAGCGCACTCCTCCCAGCTTCCCGGTGTCCAGGGGCTAGTATCTGTGCCAATCCACTTGCACAATGTCTCAGTCATTACGGCTGCGTGTGTTGAAGTAGCAATAATCTCCTCTATAGCATCCTCTGTAATTAAAGTGCCTAGAGATGGATTAGCCATAGCCCAGTTAGCTCTATCCCATATGTCACAGTTATCGGGTGCGCTGTACTCATAGTAGCCAACCGACTTAGGCGGCTTACTTAGAGAGCGCTCGCGCATCTCATTAAGCACGTGACTCTCTTTATGGCCCGCGTTACTTGTGTAAAAGCGCTGGCTATTAGGACGTGTAAGCGTAGTTGACTTTACGGCGTCCAGGGCCTCTACTCCGCACTCGCGTAACTCATCTACCCAAACACAATCGGCACTAAGTCCACGCGCTGAGTCAGTAGTAGCTGCAACTACTTTAACCTCGGCTCCATTTTCTAGGATTATGCGTTCATTACCATTAGTGCGCTTGTAGGCCTTGTCTATGTTGCCACCTTTGACCTGGGCTAAGAGGTGTGGAGTGCGCTCGATGATACCTGCCATTATCTCTAAAGACTTAGAGGCCATCTGTCGCTGAGAGGACATTATTAGGATATTACGCTCACCAAAACAGAATAGGCCAGCTAATACGCGCATCCGCATCATATGACTTTTTCCGGACTGCCTTGCACAAACAAATAACGCAGATTTTTTTATAAACATATTTGTATCGTCAACGGCGCACATATCGGTAAGGATTAGTCGCTGCCAATCGAGCAAAGGCTGGCCGATAGATTCAGCTAGCTCAACTATTTCATCTATGCGTGATTTTGTATTTAACCAGGGCGTGTTAAGCCGTGGATGAGTTGCCCCTCGTAGCTCTTGTTTCACTTCTGTTAGCAATCGTCTAGCCTGCCTGTAAACCGCGGGTCATTGGGCCTGTGTGGACCGTTTCAACCACTTTTGGGGAAAAAGAGGACGA